TCCCCTGATTTGGGGTCAGCAGCCACGGCGACCTTTCTTCATCGGCATCGGTTTCGCGGGGGTTGGTGCGGGTTTTTTCGCCATGACGGGATCCTCGTTCAATTTGACATCCAGCCGGCGCCGCTGCCGGTGGCGCGGGTATTGGCGGGTACTGTAGACCTTTTTTGCTCCCTTGGCCATACCAGGGTCAGGTCGGGCTCCGCGATCCGGGAAAGACTGTCGAGCATGTCGTCGTGGACGCCCACCGGAAACGCCATGAATTCTTCCTCGATGAAGCTGCGCACGAGATCGACCGGAGTCTTTTCGTAGTTCGTCACGAACAGGGACTGCGGCAGCCAGATGCGGCCCTGCTCGAACAACGGAATCAGGCGCCCGATGCGGTCCTGCTTCTTCGTCTGCCCGGCGACCTTGGTGATCTCGAACCGATAGGACTCCTGCTCCTGGCGACTCTGGATGTGCTCGCGGTCGGCCTGCATTCCGTATTCCTCGTACCGTGTCTGTAACGGTTTCCATTTGCGATGCAGGGCGAACAGCCGGTCGGCACGCTCGGTAAGAGATAGACGGTCACGGACAAAATCGAGGGCGTAGTAATTCTGATCGGTGGCAAGCCCGATAACCCACATCGTCGTGTAGTCGCTGCCCTTCTTTTTCGCGCTCGCCGGGTCCACCAGCAGGTACTTGACCATGCGCTCGGCGTGCTCGGGCTTGACGTTTTTGTAATGCTTGAGCCATTCGCGCTTGAACCCCTGCAAGGCATCGGCTTTCGGGTTCAGCAGGATCTGCGCGGCAAAAGTGTGGGGCCCCATATCGCGGCGTTTCTGCGCGAGCAGTTCTTCCGACCAGAAGACGGGCGCGCCGTCCTCAGTGCCGTCGTCGGTGCCGGGGTGAATTCTGGGCGCGGCTGTCTTGCGGTCGATGATGGTGCGGTAGGCATCGTTGAAATGCCAGCGCGTGCCGTAGAAGCGCCGGGTAAACCGTTCGCTGGCGAGGTTGTAGGACTGCTCCAGCCCTTTTTGGGTCTTTTCGATCATCTCAGGGGTCGTGACCGAGCCCTCAACCACGATGTCGTCATAAACCAAATCGCGGTAATGCTTGCTCGTTGGCTGACCGTCGACCAGCCCCCAGGCTTCGATGCTGGCCTCGGGCGGATTGGAGCGCCGGCGCAAGATGATGCCGTCGTCTTCCGACCACTTCGGCGCCTGGCGTACGTCGGCGCCCCACAGGATGTCGGGAAACGTGGACTGCAGGATTTGATTTCCCTCGAACTCACGCATGATCTGCCGCAGGAACGCCTTGGCGATTGGGCGGGTGTGACTGAATATCCCCACGGTCAGTTCGGGATCTTTGAGGAGCTTCTGGATGGTGACGCCGAAGGTGCCGATGGACGACTTGAAGTGCCCCCGCGCCCAGAGATCGAGGTGATCGTCGGGCGCTTGCTCAACCTCGCGGACGCGGGCATAGACCCATGGGTGCAGCATGTCCTCTCTTTTGCAGGCGCGGACCAGCAGGTAGTAGAGGTCGTTCAGGACGAGCGCCCGGATGGTCTGCGCGAGTGTGTCGTCCTTCCGCGCCTGCGCCTCGATGGCGTCCCAGAACTGGATCAGTTGTTGCAGCGGCAGCGCGCGGACCTGTTGCAGTGTTGCTGGCGTGAACGAGATCATGGCGGTGTTGGCAGGCACGGAGTTATTAAATCACCAAAGTTAAACTTCAACGCCCCGCAGTCGGTGTGAAATACAGCGTAATCCGGCACCCTACTCCAACGACCGCCTAAATTATGCGTGGTAACAAATCCCCGACTGCGCAGATCACAAAACCAATCAGGCATCGGATCAAGGCCCAAGCGAAACGCCTCTTTTTTCATTTTGGCGCCGGCGTCCGCATGTCAAACATCGTGGCGAATGGATCTTTGGCTTGTGCGCCGCGCGCCTGCGCATGCTCGAACGCCTTACGGTAGATTTCTTCAGTCGGCGGCGCGTTCATCCACTCTTGGGCGTTCAGCAAGTCCGCGATAGTGGGCATGTCAGCTTCTTTCAAACAGGTCTTTTGGCTGCGTCAGCACCCGCACGCGCCCCGGCATCACTTCAAGGGGCGCGCGCTCAGGCGCCGGTGTGTCGTCGTGCTCCAGCACACGCGGCTCGGCCGCGCGGATCTTCTGCAGCAGTTCGATCGCCACACCGTCGAGCGCCGTCTCAAGAGTGGCGTTGACGCTGCCGCTGATCTCGACTTGCTGCTTCGCCGTCCAGCCGTGCACATGCTGCAGGATCGCCAAGGACGCCTTCGCGTCACCCTCGCGGCTGGCCTGCGCCAGCTTGAGCGCGTGCTCCAGTTCGGAATCTGCGCGACCTTTTAGGTAGTGCTCGCTGACGGCGGGGTCGAGTTCGTAGAGTTGCCGGTAGTTCTGCGGCGTCAGGCCCGCTGTCGTCGCAATGGCGTCGCCCTTCAGGCCGGCATACGCGGCGTTGTAAATCGCGTCGAGGATGCGCTCGGATGCGCGGACCTCGCGCGGGGCCCAAGGTAGTGATCGCATGACTCGCGTTATACACCATTTTTTCTGCTGCAACAAGCCGTTAGGTGTGTGAAAAAATTTGTGGCGGCGCTGCGTGCAAATAACTTTGTGACGTGTGAAAAATTTGTCGCGCCCAAGCAGACAGGTGCCCGAGAGAACACCCGTCACGAAAAGCCCATTGGGGGTGTGCCCCTGCCCGACCAGACCCGTCCGGCCAGCGCACGGCAATGGTTCTCGATAGCATGCGCGTGTAGCTGCGCACCGCCGCAGTGCTCGATGGCAATACGGGCGTTATGTCAAATGAATGGATGAGAATGATTGTCAACATGTTGGTCTATCTGGCGATCCTGAGCGCCGAGGTGAACATGCGCGGGGTATGAACATGTCAATTTCTCGACGGCTCCAGTTATGCTCACATTCTCACATTCTCCCCCCCGAAAAATCGGCTCATGTGCGCGTGCGCGTGCGTGTGCGCGTGCGCGTGCGTGTGCGCCCGCGCATGAATAGTTATACCTATATGATGTGAGAATGTGAGAATAAAGCCGCATTCCCCCTATGGCGCGGCGCATTTCCCCCCGCTGAGAATAACGCGACAATTCCCCGACAACTTTTCGCCCTTTTTGAGAATAATTGTAAAGCACAGCATTTATTCACAAAATAGTTCTTGACATTGTAAAGCAAGATGCTACAATAACAGCATGGAAACACCATAAATAGGAGCAGAAAATGGATAAATTCACTGCAATGGTTAAAGCGCAAAAGGCGATACTCGCCAAGTTCGGCACCTCGGCCGGCGCCGAAAGCGAAGCCGCGTATAAGCGCTACTACCTGTTCTATCTGGAGCAGCCAGGCGCGAAGCCGGCACCGTTCTACAATCGGTTTTCCACCCACTCACTTGCGAGGTAACGCCATGCTTAACCTGCTGCGCCTTACCCTGCTCGCGGCGCTCGCGCTGGCTTGCCTCACGTTCTATTGGGTCGTTGCTTACTAAAAAGGAAATTGAACCATGAAATCACTACAGCACAGCCTTACGCCTGAATTTCAGTTCGCGGGGATACAGTTCCCCAAATACGTCTACACCTTGCCGCAGGGGCCGCTGCAAGCGCGCATCGCGCATGCCAAGAATTCCTGCACCGGCGGGTACTATCACGCGCCTAAACCCCAATCGGGCGCGCACAGCGGTGTCGGGTTCTATCTGGCGGACTCCACCATGCCGGGCTTGCGCTGGCAATGGGCTGATGATGTGTACCGCGATATTGGTCATACTGGATGGTTCTGCGATGAGTACCAGGATAATAAAATCCGCGGGATAGTCCTGCGCTTGCCGCACGGCCGCGGGTTCCTTGCCGGATGGTCAATGGGTGAGCATATGGCGTCAACAATCGAGGGGGAGATTCACGCCGACGAGACGGAAGCCGCGCTAATAGCGGACGAGCACGCGCGCCGTGCGGCCGATAATGAACGCGAGTGCCAAGCGCAACGGCGCGCGGAGGAGGAACAAGCCGAACGCGAGTCGGCCGAACAAGACGAAGATTAGTCTCCAATCTCGGGCGCGGAGGCGCCCCGGATTGACGATTGAACCGCGGCCCGCGCGGATTGCGGGTAACAGTACAGTAAAGGAAACTGCGATGAAACTTAAACCCATAGCGTCAAATCAGACTGAACTCACAGTTGGCGAGCATACGGTGCTGTTCAGCTATGAGACCCCGGTAGCGGCTTGGACCCCCGACGGCGCGATCCGCACCAGCAAGAAATGGAGTGTAACCACGTCGCGCCACATCAACCAATGGCTACGCGGCGCGCAAGCGCGCGAAGTGGATCAATCTGTGCTGGACAATCTGGTGCAATCGTGAGCGCCTATCGACCCAAAACCGGGCAGCCCTGCAGTTGCCGCTGCGGTATCGAACGCGACAACTGCCCGATGTGCGAAGGCACGGGGCAGCGCATAGACTTCGCCAAAATCCGTGCCCAGGCGCCGGTATCCGAACTTGCGCGCCTGCGCGCGGAAAACGAGACGCTGCGCGCGGCGCTCGTGCGCCTGGTCGCGGCGCCCGATCTGTGGCTTGATGAAATGGAAGACGAAACAATCAAGGCGCTGGAGCAAGCCCGCGCGGCGCTCGATCAATCCAACAAGGGAGAATGAACTATGCGTTACGAATCAAAACTGACGGAAAAGGGTAATAGTTCGTACAGCTACACAAGCCAGGCTGAAGCCGACACACGCGCTAAGGCGCTGGATGATAGCGGCTGCACCGGCTGCACCGGCTGCACCGGCTGCACCGGCTGCGCCCACTGCGCCCACTGCACCGACTGCACCGACTGCACCGATGAGGTTATACAAGCCGGACAGCCAAACGGATGGCCGTGCTATGGCTGGCTGAAAGACGGCGCACTATTCATCCATTGCGGATGTCGGCGCAAGACACTGGCCGAAGCCCGCGCCTATTGGGCGAATAAGCCCGATCGCAGGGAAGTGCTCGCGGCCGTTGAATATATCGCAACCATCGCCGCGCTGCGCGGCTGGAACTTGGGAGAATGAACCATGTGCACATGCGCAAGCTGTAAATTCACATACACCTACGCGATTGATGGCAAGGCGCCCGCGTTCGCGGAATGGCCGAAAGGCGACCGGCCGCCCGCCCCAGTCTACGGTCGCGCCAAGATCCCCGCGGACAAAGCCTATGCAGCGCACTGGCACCACTGCGGCGGTGGACTGGCCTATGCGCCGCTGGAACAAGTCAAAGCCCGCGCCAAGCCGGATATGCGAATGCACTTGAAAAACGTGCCTTCGAGTTTCGATTTTTACTACCTCCCCAGCCCGCGCCCCGCGACGATCCGCCTGACGCACACGCAACTGAACCGCGCCGGCTGGCGCGAGCGCATGGTGGCGCTCAACGCGGCATCGATCGGAAAGGAGGAATAATGTACGCCTATTTTGATCGTTTTGAACTGCAGATGACAAAAGGCCAGGCGCGCGCGGCATCGCATCAAGGCGCCTGCGACGATGATATCGCGG